GCTGGTAGCTATGGGCCGGAAGTTGCAGAGTGGGCTGAACGGATTCTCGGTGGGGAGCGCATGCCATAGCAAAGGCATGTACTCGACGGTCAACTGGCCGTGGATGCCCAAGGGCAGTTCATCAACCACGTTTCACTTGTCAGCGTTGCCAGACAGAACGGAAAAACCGTCGCCCTCAAGGCGCTGCTTGGATGGTGGCTTACGCAGTACGCCACGCAGGTCGGGCCGCAAACAATCCTGACCACAGCCCACCGGCTAGACCTGGCTACGTCGCTGTTTCAGGACATGGCACCGATTCTGGAAGCCAAGTTCGGTGTCAAAGCCGTTTGGGCGTATGGCCGTAACAGCATCAAAGTGGGCGACTCTAAATGGCATGTCAAAGCAGCTAGGCCATCCAGTGGTCACGGTATGAGCGTTGACCTCATCATTGCTGATGAAGTGTTTGGCATCGATTCAGAGACCCTTGACATTGGTTTGCTGCCTACGCAGCGTGCCAGGCCGAATCCGTTGTGCTCGATGTGGAGTACTGCCGGTACCGAGGACAGTATTGCCATGCTGCGTTGGCGTGAGCAGGGCATACGTGCTATCGATTCGGGTGAAGCCACGAACTCTGTGTATCTAGCTGAATACAGCCCACCACCGGAACTCGACCCCATGAGCGAAGCGGCGTGGGAGTACGCCAATCCTGCATTGGGCTACACATTGGACATGCGCACCATTCGTGCCGAATCCAAAGGCCCGAACCGTGCTGGCTTCTTGAGAAGTAGCGTAAATCTATGGGTGCAATCAGAATTGTCGTGGCTGCCGCCTGGACGGTGGGAGTCCTGTCGTACCGACTTGCCACCATTGCCTGGCGGCGTGCTCGCCGTGGAAGTCTCGCTCGACGATGGCCGATACGTGGCTGTACGTGTCAACGTGAATACTGCTGGGATGCTGACTGCGACTGTCGCATTCATGTGCGAAACCGTGACACAACTATGGGATAACATACGAGCTCAGTTGGCCTCCAACTCAGGCTTGCAAGTTGCTATCACGCCGACACTGGACACCAACTGCCCCTCCGAATTGCAACGTCGCAGGGTGCTGGTCGGGTACCAGGAAATCGGCCGGTACACATCGCTAGTCAAGAACCTCATCAACGAAGGCCGTGTCAAACACACTGGTGAAACGATGCTGGCTGAGCATGTCGGTAGAGCTGTGGCCGTCAAAACTCCAGGCGCCATCGCTTTGTCGTCGCAAAAATCGTCAGGGCCGATTGAGTTGGCGCGTTGCTTGGTATGGGCTGTCGGCATGATGAGCAGACCGCGGCCGGTCGTCAATCGACCCGTCATTGCATCGAGCGCCTAGACTCAACTACACAATGGCTGGATTCTCTCTCAAGCGCGCTGTCGCTAATAACACCAAAGCTGAAGTAGGCGCAGCTGGCGCTGCAGGCAACCCACTTGTCGGCAACTTCATGACCTACACCACCGACTTCAATAGGTCGGCCGCCATCCAAATACCCACTATTAGCCGGGCACGCGATTTGATTTGCTCGATGGTTGGCTGTCTGGAAATCCACCAATACGCCAAGCAATGGGTCAATGATGACTACGAAAAACTAGAACTGCCTGACGACACGTGGTTCCATCAGCCAGACCCGAACGTCACACGCAACTTCATCATGTCATGGACCACCGATGACCTCTTGTTTTACGGTCGCGCATTCTGGATAGTGACCTCTCGGTTTGGGAATGGCTTTCCAGCGACGTTCACGTGGATTCCAGCTGACAACGTGCAGACACGTGACCAGGCTGGCCCACAATGGTTCGGCCCCAGCAAAGAGGTCTATTTCAACGGCTACAAACTCGACCCCAATGATGTTGTGCAATTTCTCAGCCCAATCCAAGGTTTGCTCACAATGGGTGCTCGGTCAATTCGCACCAACATCAACTTGGACACCAGCGCCGAGCGCTTTGCCAAAAACCAAACGCCAGCCGGTGTGCTAAAGCAGACCGAAGGCGAACCGTTGAGTGGCGAGGAACTAAGCGAACTGGCTGCTGGATTTGCAGCTGCACGAAACAACAACGCCATCGCTGCGTTAAACCAGTACGTGGAATGGAAGGAGTCCTACATGGACCCGAGCAAACTGCAGCTGACCGAGGCACGCACATATCAGTCGCTTGAAATGGCACGCATCGCCAACATTCCTCCGTACCTGGTCGGTGCACCGACTGGTTCAGGCATGACATATCAAAACGCACAGCAAGCACGCCAAGACTTGTTCTTGTTTGGTGCAAAACCATTCGTGGATTGCATCGAGCAAACGCTGAGCATGAATAACATCACGCCACGTGGTCGATACATTTACCTTGACGTTGAGAGCTACCTGGAGGAAGCCAACATGTCTCCCGAGCAGGACAACGCTGCACCTGCTCGGGGGCTACCCTCTAATAATGAAAGCGAGGCATAATGATTCGCCTACAAGCCGAGAACACGTTTGTCCTAGCCCAAGAAGGCGAGTCACCACGTTCCATCAGCGGCGTGGCCGTGCCCTGGAATACTGAAGCCACCGTCAGCGACGGTACGCGCGTCAGGTTCGAGCGTGGAGCTCTACCAGTTACCGGCAAAAAGCCCAAGCTGCTGAAATACCACGATTCTGAGCAGCCAGTCGGCGTCGTAACTGGCCGCCTGGACTCCGAGGAAGGCATGCTGTTCACGGCCCGAATCAGCGCCACGAGCGAGGGCAACGACATGCTTGAACTCATTAAGGATGAGGCTGTTGACTCGGTATCGGTCGGTGTGGATGTCATTGACGCAACCTACGACGACAACGGCACCATGGTCATCAAGAAGGCCAGTTGGGTCGAGCTCAGTTTGGTCACCGCGCCTGCATTCAAGGGCGCTATGATTACAGAGGTTGCAGCGACCGAACCACAAGAGGAGACAAAACCAATGTCCGAAGTCAAGGTCGAAGCACCCGTAGAAGTTCCTGCACCAGCACCGCAAATGCTGTTTGCCGCACCCAAGAAAGAGTTCAAGCTGCCATCAGCTGCTGAGTACTTGAGCAAGTTGCTGCGCGGCGGCTCAGAGGCACAAGAGTTCATCGCCAACATCAAGGCTGCCGCGCCCGATGTGGTCACGACCGACACGCCCGGCATCCTGCCCGAGCCAATCCTCGGCCCGGTGTACAACAACTTCCGTGGCTTGCGCCCGATTGTTGACGCTTTCGGTGTCAAGGCAATGCCAGGTGGTGGCAAAGTGTTCCGTCGCCCGAAAGTGACAACCCACACCACGATTGGCCCATCGAACGGCGAAAACGTCGCGCTCGATGCTGGCACGTTCGTTGTGCAGAACAACAACGTCACCAAAGGTGTGTACGGCGGCTACGTCAAGCTGTCCGAAGAAGACATGGACTGGACTGAGCCCGAAGTGCTTGGCCTCTTGGTCGATGACATGGCACGTATCTACGCTGACGAAACCGACCAGGTTGCCTCAGCCGCCTTGCAGGCTGGCATTACGCAGTCCGGCTCGGTACTCACGCAGACAGACCCGGCATCGTGGATTGGCTTCGTGTACGACGCAGCCAGCACCATCCTCACCAACAGCAACGGCAACCTGCCAACCCACCTGCTCGTAGGTTCGAGCGCATTTGCCAACCTCGGCAAGTTGGTTGACACGGCAGACCGCCCACTGTTCCCAGCGATTGGCCCGATGAATGCCTTTGGAAATGCCTCACCGGCATCCATGGCACTCAACGCTTTCGGTCTCACTGTCATCGTTGACCGCCATTGGGCAGCAGCACCAACCGTGCTCAACCCCGACGGCTTCGAGATTTACGAACAGCAGAAGGGCGCAATCCAAGTCGAAGCTGCTGACGGCTCACTGTCGCGCATCATCAAGTTCCGTGGCTACTTCGCCACCTTGATGATTGACGCCACAAAGTTCGTCGTCGCAAGCTGATAGTTCACTCCCTCCAGGTGACACTGAACGGTGGCAACTTACTCGGTAACCCATAAACAGGTTGTCAGCAATGTTGCCATCGTTCAGCTGCTTGAGGCTCACAGCTTCGAGGTCGGCCAGTCAATAACCATCAGTGGCATCAACGCCACATGGAACGGCACACACAAGATTCTGGCGCTGCCTGAGTACTACTTCATTGGCGTATCGCAGCAAGGCGACTACCAATACGACACTGACACCATCATCCCGAATCAAGTGCAGTTTGCACTTACCACTGATGATGCAGACCGCGCAGCAGCTTCCGGCACCGTCAGCTACACCATCACTTGCAGCTGGGTCACGCTGGCACAGCTTGAGTCATACCTGGGCATCACATTTACCAACCCAAGTGACGACTATGACCGGGCAAACTTTGCTGTCAACGCAGCCAACCAATTCGCATACCGTCGCCGTCAAGAGTCCGGCTATTTCGACTCAGCCACGACCAGCCCAGGCGCAGATATCACGCTCGGCACGCTGGTCTATGCGGCCACGCTGTACCGCGAGGCTGGCAGCGTTGACCAGTTCGCATCGTTTGACCCGATGGCTACAGGCGCCCAAGTGGGCGGCTCGTTCGGTCAAATCTTGCGTTTGCTCGGCGTCAACCGGCCACAGGTGGCGTGATGGGGCTGCTAAAAGACGGCTACGACGACCTCGTAACCAAACTAGAAACCATCACTGGCCTGCGTGTGGTGGATGACCCACGCAATATCAACCCACCATGCGTTTTGGTGCAGCCTCCATCGATCACAATGCACAGCAACGTCGTTGCAGAACTGTCGTTCCAGTTGACGTTGATTGGTTTCGGCCCTGGTCAATACAACGCCATGGCACAATTGCTGGATTTGGCTGACCTAATTAGAGCTGAGCAAATAGGTCTGATCTCCGGCGTACCGGCCCTACAGCAAATCGCTGGCCAGGACTACCCT